CTTTTTTGAGGGCTTCAGCTGGCATCCAGCTGCCAGCAAACCTGGAACGATTGCTGGGGCCGTGGCCTTTGACAACGAGCGCTGGTTCCGCTCCGGTGGACCATTGTTGGAGTCTCCAGAACGACTACAGAGCCTAGTGCAGGAAAACAAGCTTGATCAGGCCGAAATCACCATCTCTTTCTGCAATACAGGGCATTGGGCAGCAACTAACTATCTTCGTGATCCATCTAGGAAACCAGATTGGTTATCATGAAACATTTACTTTTTGACTTAATAGATTGTCCTCCTGATCTTTTAGATGATGAGGACTTTGTAAGACTAAGTGCATGGAACGCTGCTAAGGAATCTAAATCAGAACTTATAAACATCTCATGTCATAAGTTCAAACCACAGGGAGTTACAGCACTTGCAATGCTTGCTGAGAGTCATTTAAGTATTCATACTTGGCCAGAGAAAGGTGTTGCAAAGTGTGACATTTTTACTTGTGGTGAGAAGTGTGATCCACATAAAGCAGTAGAATACTTAGGTAAAGCTTTCAAAGCAAACAAAATAGAAACTGATGCCTTTGATAGATTATTATGAAGGAATTTGATTATGAACTTGATTACAAAAACCTTGATTTTACAGTTGAGGAAAACCGCAAACTTTATCGCATTGGAAGGGGAGAACAAGGAGTGTTACTGGTTCGCCCTTATACTAACCATATATGCTCTCATTGGAGATTTGTAAATGAAGATATTGCTCGCAAATCTGCTGATAAAATCTACTCCATGTTTTGTGACTATAAGGAGCAACAGGACTTCATTGGAATGGATATGGCAAGGAAGTTTCTTGAAATGGGATTTACTCGCTCCCGTAGGTATGCAAATCATCCTAGTGGAAAGAAGTACGCTAGCGATGGTTCCGTATCACCGCAGTCGCCAACCGCACTACACTGTGAAAAGTCCCGCTCTGCAACTGTTTTCAAAAAAGTAAGAGACAAGGCTGCGTATGATGAAAAGTATGTTATAATGAGAAAAGAATGGAGGTCACAGGAATGACAGAGTTGATAGGAAAAGATGATCCAAGATACTTTTCTCAAACTTGTAATAAACCATATGACAGGCATCATTACAAAATAGTTTCTAAACATTATGCTACTTTCATTGTAGAATCTTGGGACGAAGTTCAAGAGTGGTGGTGGAATCATTGCAACATGATTAACTTTGATGCTAGGATAGAAGTCATAGACAAACCAAAAACAAAGAAGCAATCTAAAGGTTTTAAATGAATTTATTAGTCGCAGGAAGAATCACAGGTTCAGTGTTGATTATTTGTGCGTATTTTGTTATACTACATGTATCAACCTTTTATGGTGCGATAATGCACATTATTGCTGATATTATTTGCATTCCTTTTTATGTTCAAAATAAACAGTGGGATGTTGCAATTATGTTAGCATTTTTGATGAGCATAGCAATTAGCAAAGTTGCAATTTTATTATGAGTGATTTTATATGGGTTGAAAAATACAGACCCACTACAATTGATGAGTGTATTTTACCAAAAAGAACAAAACAAACTTTTCAAGATTTTGTAGAGAAAGGAGAGATACCAAATATGTTATTGTCAGGTCCACCAGGCATTGGTAAGACTACAGTAGCAAAGGCATTATGTCATCAATTAGGAGCAGACTATTATGTCATTAATGGATCGGATGAAGGACGCTTTCTCGACACTGTTCGGACAAACGCAAAGAACTTCGCATCTACCGTCTCTCTTACAAGCGAGTCGAAACATAAAGTCATCATCATTGATGAAGCAGACAATACCACTTCCGATGTACAACTCCTTCTCAGAGCGAGTATTGAGGAGTTCTCCAAAAACTGTAGGTTTATCTTTACCTGTAACTACAAAAACAAAATTATCGACCCTTTACATTCTAGGTGTTCTGTTGTTGACTTCTCAGTTAATAAAAAAGACAAACCAACAATAGCAGCACAATTCTTTGCTAGGATAAATCATATTCTCGACAAAGAAAATATTAAGAGTGATAAGAAGGTCGTTGCTGAGTTAATCAGCAAACACTTTCCTGATTGGAGGAGAGTTCTTAATGAGTGTCAAAGATACTCGGTCGGAGGTGAAATAGACTCTGGCATACTAGCGTCCTTTTCTGATGTTTCTATAAATGATCTCACCAAGAATCTCAAAGAAAAAAACTTTTCTGAAGTCCGTAAGTGGGTTAATACCAACTTGGATAATGATACTACTTTGCTTTTTCGTCGTATCTATGATAGTTTATATGAAACCTTGGTCTCTAGTTCTATTCCTGCTGCTGTTCTTATTCTGGCTAAATACCAGTACCAAGTAGCATTTGTGGCAGATCAGGAAATTAACCTATTAGCTTGTTTAACTGAAATTATGGTGGAGTGTGAATTCAAATGACTGTAAAATTAATTCGTATGTGGTCTGGCGAAGATGTAATCGCTGACATTACAAAAGAGGACACTGATTCAATAACAATCACTGATCCGATTGTGGCAGTACCGTCACAAAAACAAGGACAAATTGCATTTGCTCCTTGGTCTCCTTTACTTCAAAAAGATAAACTTGAAGTGACTAAAAAGTATGTTGTATACATGGCAGATCCTCAAGAGGAGATTATCGAACAATATAATTCAATGTTTGGTAAATTATCTGCACCAACTAAGAAACTTATATTATGAACTGTTGGCACTGTAACACAGAATTAATCTGGGGTGGTGATCATGATCTTGACGATTTTGATGAAGCAGAGTATAGTATGGTAACAAACTTATCATGTCCTCGATGTAATTCTTATGTTGAGGTCTATTATCCGCGTCAAGATCAAAATGACTAAATCTTATACAAAATTAAAACATCAAGTGAAATCAAGTAGATACTACATCTTTTGGGGTGCTGCTACTGTCGCAGTTATGGCAGGTCAAATCTATGTTGGTAATGGATATCGTAAAATGTCAGAATCTGTAGGAGATCTTACTGAAATAATTACAATCAAAATGGAATGGGATGAATTAAATAGGGGTAGAATAGATCACCCTACATGCCGATGAGTGATTAATGTCTCTAAAATCTTTTAAAACACCACTTCGTTATCCTGGTGGCAAGTCTCGTGCTTGCAAAAAGATGGAACCATTCTTTCCAGACCTTAGAGATTATGATGCATACTACGAACCATTTTTAGGTGGTGGTAGTGTGGCATTGCATATTACAAAGAAATATCCAAAACTTAAAATTATTGTCAATGATTTGTATGAACCATTATATAATTTTTGGTTACGACTACAAGTTGATGGAGACTATGTACATAAGGAATTACAACAATTAAAATCAAGATTTCCTGATCGTGGTTCTGCAAGAGGATTATTTGAGGATGCAAAGGAAAAATTATATGACTTAGAAATATCAGACAAAGACCGTGCAGTTTGTTTTTATATTATTAACAAATGTTCTTTTAGTGGTCTTACAGAATCGTCATCATTTTCTGAACAAGCTAGTGATGCAAACTTCTCAATGAGAGGTATTGATAAGTTACCAGTTTATAGTAAGTTAATTAAAGATTGGTATATTACGAATGTTGATTATCGTCATTTGTTAGGAGATGGAGAAAAAACATTTGTGTACCTTGACCCACCATACGATATCAAAGATAATTTGTATGGTAAAAAGGGTTCTATACATAAAAAGTTTGACCACGATGATTTTGCAAAAAATTGTGAAATATATAATTCAGAGATGCTTATAAGTTACAATTCAGACCAATTAGTTAAAGATAGATTTAAAGATTGGAATTGTGCTGAATTTGATTTGACATATACTATGCGTTCAGTAGGAGAGTATATGAGAAATCAAAAAACAAGAAAAGAGTTACTTCTCTTCAATTACAACACAGGAGTTTTTTAATGGACGATAGACCATCAGACATGTATCAGGACATGAAGAAACTTAATATGCTTTATGAAGAGATGTGTTGGGATAATGATGACATTTTAGAATTTTATCCTGACTATGAAAACAACACTATTATCATCCGAAATAAAAGTATGGATGAGGATATGATTAGCGGATAGTATGTCAGAGTTTTTAAAACGTCATATTGGACCTTCAGAATCAGAGCAACGCAAAATGCTTGCTGATTTAGGTTTATCTACCATTGATGAATTGGTAAGAGAAATTATTCCAGATTCTATTTTACTTCGTGGTGATAGTAATTTACCAGAGGGGTGTAGTGAACAAGAGGCACTTACAGAATTAAAAGATATAGCTTCACATAATATTGTTAAAAGAAGTTTGATTGGACAAGGATATTATGGAACAATTACACCACCAGTAATACAAAGAAATGTATTTGAGAATCCTGCTTGGTATACATCTTATACACCATATCAGGCAGAGATATCACAGGGAAGATTAGAAGCATTATTTAATTATCAAACACTCATCACAGAACTTACTGGACTTCCAGTTGCAAACGCATCTTTATTAGATGAAGGAACTGCTGCTGCAGAAGCAATGTTACTTGCCCATAGTCAAAGTAAGAAAAAAGATTTTATAGTTGATGATAAAATATTTCCACAAACATTAGAAGTATTACAGACAAGAGCAAAACCATTAGGTATTAATATAATTAAAATTGATTTTGATAAATCTATACCAATCGCTTTCTTTGCTGATGCTTTTGGAGTTATTGTACAATTACCAAATAGTCACGGAAATTTAAGATATCGAAGTGGATTATTAAGATTAGCAGAAGTTTGTAAATGTATGAAGATTGCGATTGTTGATCCAATGGCACAGGTTCTTATGCAACCTGTAGGTGAAATGGGTTTCGATATTGCGGTAGGTAGTATGCAAAGATTTGGTGTGCCAATGGGATTTGGTGGACCACATGCTGCATTCTTTGCTGTTACTGATAAGTATAAAAGAAAAATACCTGGTAGAATTGTAGGTCAATCAAAAGATAGTCAAGGTAATCCAGCATTAAGATTAGCATTACAGACAAGAGAGCAGCACATAAGAAGAGATAAGGCAACATCAAACATATGCACAGCACAGGCATTATTAGCAAATATGTCTGGTTTCTATGCTGCATATCATGGTGCTGAAGGTCTGAAAAATATAGCAACCAGAATATTAAAATATAGACAGACACTACAAAAAGCATTAAGATGGTGTGGTATAGAAGTTGATGAGTCTGAAGGATTTGATACCGTTAGATTTAAAAGTTTTCTTGCATTAGAGGGATTTAATGTTAGGTATGAAGATGGTTATACTTTAATTACAATAGATGAATGCACTACCTTAGATGAGTTGAAACAACTTGTAGATTCTCAGTTAGATATGACTAATAAGTTTGATACTATTGATCATGTAGTTGATTCGATAGGAAATTATCATTGGATAGGAATACCTGAGAGAACTAAACCTTGGATGAAACAAGAAGTTTTTAATAATTATCAGAGTGAAACCAACATGATGAGATATATTAATGAGTTGGTTCAGAAAGATTTTTCATTAGTAAATGGTATGGTGCCACTTGGTAGTTGTACTATGAAGTTAAATGCAGCATCAGAGTTGATGCCTGTGAGTTGGAATGAATTTGCTAACATACATCCTTTTGCACCAGAGCATCAAACTCTAGGATATCAAAAAATAATGAAAGATTTGAAAAATTGGTTATGTGATATTACAGGGTTTGCTGATGTAAGTTTACAACCAAATGCAGGATCACAGGGTGAGTATGCAGGTTTACTTGCAATCCAAGAATATCATAGTAGTAATGGTGATGATGAAAGAAATGTATGTTTGATTCCTACAAGTGCACATGGAACAAATCCAGCATCAGCAGTGATGGCAGGTATGAAAATAGTTCCTATAAAATGTGATGATGATGGAAATATTGATCTTAAGGATCTAGAGAAACAGGCTATTGCAAATAAACTTGAACTCTCTTGTGTTATGATTACATACCCATCAACACATGGTGTATTTGAACCTACTATCAAGGATATATGTAAAATCATACATGATAATGGTGGTCAAGTATATCTTGATGGAGCAAATCTAAATGCACAAGTATGTCTAGCAAAACCATGTGAGTATGGTGCTGATGTATGTCATCTTAATTTACACAAAACATTCTGTATTCCTCACGGTGGTGGCGGTCCTGGTGTTGGTCCTATCGGTGTTGCAGAACATCTTGTTCCTTTTATGCATCATCGTGTATCAGCAGCAGTTCAAGGTAGTGCATCAATACTTCCTATCAGTTGGATGTATATTCGTATGATGGGTGCTGATGGATTAAGAAAAGCAAGTGAAGTATCTTTACTAACAGCGAACTGGTTAGTTCATCGTATTGAACCATTCTTCAAAGTATTATACAAAGGTAATAATGGAAGAGTTGCACACGAATGTATTTTTGATGTCAGACACTTTGATGGCATTAGTGCTGAAGATGTAGCAAAGAGATTAATGGACTATGGTTTTCACGCACCGACATTATCTTGGCCAGTTACAGGAACAGTTATGGTTGAACCAACTGAAAGTGAATCATTAGATGAACTTGAAAGGTTTGCAAGGGCAATGGTTAACATTAGATTTGAGATTGACAAGAACAAAGATATCTTGAAAAACGCACCTCATACTGCAAGGGTTGTAAGTTCAGACAAATGGGAGTATAATTATAGTCGTGAAGAGGCAGCATATCCTGTCAAACAAACGAATAAGTTTTGGCCAGCGATATCACGAATAGACAACGTTTATGGAGATCGTAACCTTGTTTGTTCTTGTGCAAACTATTTTGATAATGAAGATGGAACTGAAAGACTGGTTGAATTCAATCAACCAAACAAAGAAAAATTTAATAGATGAAGACCCCTCTATAGAGAAAGATTATCCACCATACATAATCAATCGTTGTTTCTCTGGACACTTAGATGCAGTCCTTTTTGCAAACGAAATGAATAAGTATAATTTCTTACCAAAGAGGATGCAATACGACTTTTATATAAATACCCTCAGAACTAAGAAGAGATTCTCTCCTTGGCTTCGTAAGGATATGGTCAAAGACCTTGATTATGTAAAACGTTATTATGGTTATAGTAACGAAAAAGCAAAACAAACTTTGAAAATTCTGACAAAAAAACAACTCAACTTTATAAAATCTAAATTTGATACTGGAGGAGCGAAATGAGTGTTGTTAAAGAACCTGTCGTCACATGGTCTCCTGACCAAATGGTGGAGGTAACATTAAATGAACCAGATGATTTCCTGAAAGTCAGAGAAACTCTCACAAGAATTGGTGTAGCAAGTAGAAAAGAAAAGAAAATATATCAAAGTTGTCACATACTTCATAAACAGGGAAGGTATTATCTTGTCCACTTTAAAGAACTTTTTGCTCTTGACGGGAAACACGCTAACCTTACTATTAACGATGTTCAGCGTCGGAATCGTATTGCTCAGCTTCTTGCTGATTGGGGTCTCATAAGTATTGTTGATGTTGAAACAATAAAGGACATAG